ACTTTAAGCACGTTGTTAGTGGAATCGTACCAAAGATCACCTTCACTTGGAGAACCAGGAGCTGATGAGGCAATCGTATATTCATCTGAATAGCGATTAATGTCAGCTACATTAGTCGCACAGGTAGCCATCGCTGTAACGTTACCAGCAGTACCAAGCGTGTTCATATCGGTGACGATGTCTGCTGTACCGAGGGTATTTAGGTCGGAAACTACGTCCGCTGTACCTAAAATTGCCATATCAGCTACTGCGTCTGCTGTACCTAAACGTCCTATTTCAGTAGCTTTTGCAGCAACTGCTCCTATATCTGAAGCATCTCCAGCAACTGCAGTAACATCACTGGATATGCCAGCAACAGTTGTTACGTCACTAGATATTCCTGCAACAGTATTTACGTTAGCAATGTTGGTTGAAACTATATTAGTATCACCCTCCTTTGCTATCATCTTATGATAATTATAGGTGTTAAGAGTAGTTGTAGAAATAACGTGCATACCTAGAGAGTCTGCAATAGTTGTACTCTGGTATGTGGCAGGGATATTATTAATTGTAACGGTTGAAGATCCTAATGTACGTCCTGTAGTAGATACTCCAGAACCGTTTACTACCAGTCCACCTGCGTTGGCTATGGATACTACTGTACCTGCACCATCATCAGGATCTGGATTAGCATTAGGAAAGGATTGATCGTCAGCAATTGCATGAAAACCACCTACATCATTAACAATAGAAACAATATCATCCCTTACTGCCTTGGATGTAGGTATAGCTTCATCGCTACTTGAAAGTGTAGTTTGAAGAGTTACCTCTTCCCAATCACCAGAACCAGTAGCCACCCTACCCATAACCTTATTAGTTGCCGTAGCATCTACAAGCTTGGCTAAAGTAACATCACCATCCAATATCTTTGCTGTAACAATTTGGTCATCGCCTATATGTGCAGAATCAATACTTCCGTCTGTATAGTGCTCAGAATCAATAGCGTCATCTACAATTTTAGAACCATCTACAGAATCAGCAGACATATGAGCAAGATCAATACTTCCATCTGTATAATGTTCTGAGTTAATAGCATCGTCTACAATTTTAGATCCGTCAACTGAATCAGCAGACATATGAGCAAGATCAATACTACCATTAGCTATTGTAATAGCACCAGTATTAGCTAGGGTAGCATCACCTGACATTGCCACATTAGTAAACTTAGTACCATCAGCAACTAATATATGAGTATCAGTAGCTACTAATCCATTATCAATTGTTGATAGTTCATCAAGAGATTCTTGAGCCATAAAGAATGCTTGTTTACTATCAGTATCTAAGTCAGACTCAGATAAGTTAGAGCCATCTACATAGTCTATAAGTCTTGTGGCTTGACTGGTAGTACGAATTATGAGTACAACTTCAGAACCACTTAGGGTAGGACTTGATATGGTAATCTGACTATCTGAATCCCATGTAAATGTAGAACTTACTCCGTCTACCCTTACATCTACATGAGACCTACTGATAAACGGAAAGGTAACAGCAAACGACTGTGTTGAGCCGTCAGCAGTATATTGGACTTTTGAATTAGCCATTTATTGTTGTCCTTGTTCAAGCGGTTGTAAAGGAGCTAACTGTTCATTAAATTGATTCATTAAACCTAAAGTTGGAGATACTGGAGCATCTGTAGCTTCCATACCTTTTTTCTTTAAATAATTCATTCTAGCCATTAAATCTTTAAACTCTCTTTTGGTTTCTCGTATTGCTATATCTTTATGCTTTCTAAGGATCATTTCTAGTAGAAACTTCTGTTCAGAAGCAGTCTTTCCTCCCTTAGCAATGTGGTTAGACCACCACGTTGTTAGTTGTTCCTGGTCTAGATTTTTAGGTGGTAATCTCCATTCTTTTCTTCTTACCATGCGTTCTAGGTTATTATTTTTAGTATTTAACTCAATCCATTTATTTATAAAGAAACGCTGTTCTTCAGTATTCAACATTACTGTTCCTAAAGATTTTTTAGTTTGTTTATGTTTTCCAATACTAAAAGATTTAATTTGAGAAGGAGCTTCTATTTTAGACTCAAGCTCTGCTAGTTTTCTTATAACAGCACTTTGAGATTCAGAAAGTCCAATATTGGTTGCTCCTATATTTAAAACACTATTAACCATGTTTCTAACATATTCTTTAGGACGTATATGGTTTACATTTTCATAGTGTGTACCAGGATAGAACTCAGTTTCTCCCATAAGATTTCTCATGGCAGATGTGTTTTTATCATAACCACTTATCGTCTTATTGTAATTATCAAAATGAGTTAAAGTTTCTTTTATTTGTTCTTTAACGGATCTTTCAAAAGCTGTTCCCTCTATTTCTCCTGTAGGGTTTCCTTCTTCATCAAGTATAGAAGCTTCTCGTCTTGGTAAATCTTTTAGAGGTCTTGCAGCCTGATATCCTTTAACAACATTTCTACGCAAAGCAGAAAATAAACTTAAAGTAGGATCATATCGTGCTCTGAACTGAGTCATCCACTGTTTCTTTGTATGTGAGTCTTCATCAAAAATACTTAAAGCAGTCATCATACTTTGTAAATAGTGTCTATCTTTAATGAGTGATTGAAGATTAGTAACACCCATAGCCCATAATTCATTATATTTCTCAACTAATTTTCGGTCTTCAGCTATAGGATTACCCTCTCGATCTAGTGTAGATTGAGCATTTAAGTGTGTTATAGCCGTTCTAAAGTTATTTAGAATTGCTGCTTGAGCAAATATAATGCCTACTGGATCCCATCTAGAATAAGGTACAGGACCAAAGCCTATATTGAAAGTCCACCAATGTGGACCTCCCATTGCTTTTTCCATCCTCATTCTGAGCTTATAGTCTGCAGGAGGACCATTAGTAATATTTCCATTCATAGCTAACGCAAATGATCCACCAAGAAGCATTTGTCCTGTAGCTACTCTTCCTTTAGCCATCTGTACTGTTTCTGGTGAAGAAAGCTTAGGATCTAATTCTCTTTTAAGTTCTTTGTGCGCCCAATTAGTTAAAGGAGATCTTTTAAAAGAATAATTTATTAGCTGGTATGGAGTATGATAAAATGGTAAGAATGCTTTTGCCATTCCAGTTGGATCTCTTTCTAAAGCTTTTTGAAAGTTCTTACTAAATCCAGCAACCCTTCTAGTCTTAACACCTTCAGATGTAACTACTAGTTCTTCTACATCAGCTAGAGGGTTTGTAAAAGTATTTTTTTCTGAAAGCTCTGTAGCTGCTTTCTGTATCTCAGGATATAAGTCTATATCATCTATAATCTCTTTACTTCTAAGTTCAACACCAGCTAACTCGTCTGCTGTTTCAGGTGCTAGTCCTTTATGTTTTTCCATGTACTCTGATACTGCTTTTCTGTAAGCTAATGCAGGAACTTCTCCAGCATAGTTTAGTCCTTTATAAGCTACATCCATAGATGTAACGATCTTTCCTGGTAAATTTAGGACTGTCCCTAACCAATCTATAGCTGTTCCTTTCCACCCTCCATATCCTAATAGCTCTTTAGACAAATACCTTGTTTGGGGTTTTTGTATGTCTGTTTTAATATGAATATCATCCGTACCATACCTCATTGCTCTCATAAAGGCTTTAAGTTGAGTAGGTATGCTAGTCAAAGCTTTATATGCAAAGATCGTCCCTTCTTTATAAGTAACAGCCCCACCACCTTTAAAGGCTGCCATAAACTTATCTATAGGGGTTATTCCTAAAGCAAAGTTATTTCCTATACCATTAACAATAGGAGTTTTAAGACTAGACAATAAACCATTAACAAGTACTTCTTCAGAACCATGTCTGTATTTTTGCCAACGAGTTAGTCTAGTAGCTAAAACTCTCATTCTAAGTTGACGTAGAGTAGACTTATTAATTATATCTAGTTCTTCTTTAGAAGCCGTTTTTATAGCTACTTCTCTAAGGTCTTCTAGTGTTACCTTTTTGTCTTTTTTAAGAATTCCTAATCTTTTCTTTTGATTAGCTATTTCTTCTATAAGTTCTTTTTCTAAAGCTGTTTTATCTCTTGGAGTCTTTACAGGTTTATCAGTACCCTTTTTAGTTAATATAAGAGAATCAAGTTCAGCTTTTAGTTTTTTAATATTTGCTTCTGCTTTTTCAGCATTAGTTTTTACAGGTTTAATTCTCTTTTTAAGCTTACTAATAGCTGCTTTTAATTCTGAAATTTCAGTAGTTTTAAGTTCTTTAAATCCTGCTGAGGAGACAGTACCCTTTTCTAATTCCCTTAGCTTTTTAGAAAGTCTTTCATGTTTAAGTCTTAAAGCTCTTTGTTCTGCTGGAAGTTTAAGTTTTTGTTGTTCTACTTTAATTTGATCTTTTAATTCCAGCACCCTTGCAGTAGGAATCCTTTTTTCTTTTTTCTTAGATTGAAGCTTGCCTTCTTTTAAATCCTGTAGTTTCTTTTCTAGTCTTGCAATAATAGCAGAAGTACTTGCTATTTTAGCCTTGATCTGCTTTCCTTTTTTTGTTTCACTTGGTTTAACTTTAACTGTTCTAGTAGGAGCATCTCCAATCTTAACATCTACATCTACTGCTTCTTGAAACTCCTCAGTACGTTTTTTACTTATATTAATGATATTATCTACAGTTGCTGCATATTTAATTTCAGCTTCAGGTGCAGCATCTAATAATTCACTGGCTACTTTTACTTGAGACTTTTTAAGAAGCATATCAGGATCAGCTAAAGACCTGTGAGCATTTAATAGATGACTTGCTAAATTAGATTCTCTACTAGCTAAGTTAGTGATTGTTTCTAAGTGAGCCGCTGCTGCATTACGTTCTCGTAGTAGTCTGTCATAATCATCTGAGCCAGGTTTTACATTCTTAAACTTCTTAAAAAGAGCATGAACATTGTCTAATGACATTAAAACCATAGCCTTATAAGCAGGTACATACCCTACAGCCTGTTCTAAATTAGCTACATTCTTAGATAAAGACTCAATAACTTCTGCTGTAGGTCTTCCTAATAGCGTAGCTACTTCTTCAATCTGAGATAGATAGTCTTTATTTTTAAGTGATTTAGAATCTATTATTCTACTTAAAGCCTGTATTTGTGATTTAATTTCAGGTACAGTTTTAGCTTTAAGTAAATTAAAAGATTCTATAATAGGTTTCTTTTTACCTGTCTTCTTATCTATATAAAAGTAATCTGTTGGATCTATTTTTTCATTATTAGCTACTTTAGTTAGAAACTTGATTACTTCAGGATTAGGTTCTGTAGAGTGCTGTGCTACTTTTATTACAGGACTCTTAACGCTCCTTTCAATTTCTGCTTTAGTAGCCCCATCTAGATTTTTAGGAAGTCCGTCTAAGATTGCTTTCTGAGTACCTGCATCTGAACTATCATAAACTTCCTTTAAAATTGGAGTTATTTCTTCTACATATTCTTCTACAGCACCTTCAAGCTCTTTAATAGAAACTCCTGTTTCTGCTTCAAAAGCTTTGTTTATTTGTTCTGTTTCTGCTTTTAAACTTTTAGAAATGTCTACATCAGAGACTTCCGATGTTACGGCAGTAGAGGCTTTACTATATGCAAAACCAAAAGCATCAAGAATATTACGCACCGTGAAAGCTACAATAATACCAGTAATACCTCCTGTAAGTACATTTTTACCTCTAGCTACGAGTTCTGTATCTGGATCAAGTTCTCCTGTAATTGGATTTTTATATCCTTCAGGCTTAGAAGCTAAATAGGTATATAAAAGATTAGAAGCTACAGGACTTTTAGAAATACTATCAAGAAAAAGTAATAAATTTCCAGCATTAGGATCTGTACTATCAAAAGGTACTGCATCTGTTAAGGCTCCTGCTGTACCAAAAGCTAATATATCTTGTGCTCTTTTAAGTTTTTTAGAGGTTCCAAACAGAGCTGTAAGCTTTGCACCTATAGGAATAAGTTTAACTCCAGCTTTGGTTGCCCATTGAGCAGGTATAAAGAAAGAAAGGGCTTGTGAAAATCCTTGTGTTAGAGCTTGTCTGGTATCTTTTGGTTCTGGTATATTCCACGCATTATCTTCTAGAAGCCCTAATGTTTCTCCTGTTTCCTCTACACCTTTTAAAGCACCAAGACCTGCTTGTTTCACTGTATCCCAATATAACCACCAAAGACTCTTAGGATCTTCAGCTTCCATTTTAGCTATTTCTTCATTTTGTGTGGCTGTCTTATATGAAGCATTATGCTCTTCTATAATTTCTTTATCTGCCTGTTCTGGAGAAATTAACTTCTGCTCTTCAATACCTTTTTTAAAAGTATCATCTGTAGATTCAGGAAGCTTAAAGAGAGGCCCAAGTTTATAAGGAAGTTTATGTTCAGTAGCTTCCGATATTGTTGGAGCTTTTACTTCTTCTGGATCTATTTCTATCCACTCCTCTTCTCCAGCATGGGTAGCTCCAAGTATTTGGTCATCCTTTTGTGCATTTGTATAAGATCCGTCATCCTTAACTGCTTCTACAAAAGGTTCTTCTGTTTCTATTGCTGGAGTATCTACTGGATCTAACTCTTCTTCTATAGGAAATGTTTCTTCTTCAGTCATATATTTTAGAGGTCATCTTCTTCATGATCTTTTAGGTATTGGAATATTTTAGCTGTCGCAGCCATATAATTAACTTCAGGCGTTTCTAAATATGTTGTTAAAACGCTATTATCAGATGTATTTTTTATAGTAGCTAAATCAGCTAGTGTTAAACCTGAAGCCGTGGCAGCTAAAGTTCCAAATTGTCCTCTTTTAACAACATCTTGAAATGTTGAAGGTTCAACTTGAAATAAACCTACAGCTCCTCCTGGTGGATCTATTAATTTTCCAGTTTTATCACGTTGTCCTAATTGAGTTTCTCCCATAAAAATTAACTTTAATCGTTCTCGTATATCTTCGGGTGTTTTTGGTTCCCCCAAAGGGTTTTTCTTGAGACGCTCTGCCTTTTCCTTGGCTGTTAAATTCTTCCATCTTTTTTGTTGCCCCTTAAGTTCAGCAGAAAAAACGTCTTCAATACGAGTATCATCCATAAATTTTACCATATTTTCTAAATTCTTTACTTGATATGAATTAAGAGTTCTTTTATCAAGTTGTCCTTTTAATGCTCTACCCCTAGCAGAATATGCCAGCCATCTTTTATAGAAGTCTCCAGGACCTTGGTCTGTTACATAATACTTAGCTATTTCTCTATCAAGAGGTGTTAAGGCAGTAACAGCACTGGGTATTGCATCTCTTACAGTTTCTGACATTACATCATACATGTCCCTAAGCTCATCTCCTGTTTCCGCTGCAAACCCTTTAACGGCTGCTAGTTCCTCAGCTACAGTTACTCTTAGGTTTTTTACAACCTCCTCAGGATTTTCTACCCAATTAAAAATATTCCAACTATTACTATTATCTGTTTTAGATTCAGCGGATTCATTATTAGTATTTTCTTCAGCCATTATTTATTCTTCCTATCTCCTAAAGAATCCCTTCCAGCTTTCTTTATTATCCGTGCTTTACTTTCCCCTTCCGTTGTCATCTTTCCATTTGGATCCCATTTATATTGAGTTAGTGACTCTAATGCTTCAAGTATTTCTTCCTGAAACTTCCTACCAATGGCTTTAACTTCGTCTATTGTAAAAGTACGAGATCCATTGTATTTGCTGATTGCAACAGTATTAAAAACTCTAGCTTGAGATTGTTCTAATATTTCTGTATCAATGTGTGTCTTTGCAATTCTTAGACTTTCTATTGAATTTTTAACATCGTCAGGCCAGTCAATGCCTTGAGCTACGAGCAACCAATTTTCTATCCAATTACCAGGTGCAGTTCTATAGTCATGCAGTGTGGTTTTATCTTTCATTAATGCAGGACCAATCTTATTCCGTAAGAACGTATTATCTAATAAACTCTTAATCATCCCTGCAGAGAATATATTTGTTTTATCTAATAAAGAAACATTTTCTTTAAATTCTGCCTTTCTTTCTGACGATAAAGCTCTTACTCTGCTTATAGCTGTAGCATCTAAATGATGGTCAAGAGAAAATTTAATAACCTTTTCTTCGTCAGACACTTCACCACTATTTATAGCTCTTAGAACTTCTTTAAAATTCTTACTACTAATACCATATTTAGTAGCCTCTATTGCTTTTCTAAACTTCGTTATCCGTGTAGCAGCGTCCTCACCATACCTATGATGAAACTCTAGAGCGTCTGCTCTACCCCCCCAATGTTTCCCCTTGGTTATATATTCTAATTGTTTAGCACTAAACCATTCATCATCAGCTAGTTTATGTTCTGCTGTTTTATTTTTTTGTATCTTTGAAACTTGTTTATCTAAGTCTTCAATTATTTCTTTATAAGTTTGATGGTCTCCTATAGCATCACTTTTTCCACCAGTAATAAGTGTTTGTTCTTTATCAGATAGTGGTTTATAGTAATCTTTCCATCTTTCTTTTAAATCTATATAAGGTGTTATATTTCCGTTTTCATATTGTTCTAAAACTTGATCTTTGGCAATTACAAGTACAGCTTTATTTAGATCTAGGTCAATAGTAGCTCTAATTCTTTTACCTTCTACAAATATATTTTTGTGCTCTAACTCTTGTTTTTTAAGTGCTTCAACATATTTTTTAATAGAAGATGTAGTAAAAGTTTCTCCTCCATTAAACAGGTCTGCTACTTTTTCTCTTACATTTTCTATCGCTGTACCCATGCGTTGTGTCTTTTCATGCCTAGCAATCTCAAGATACCATTCCTGTAAATAGCCATCTAAACCTACATTCAGAGCACTTAAAGCTTTTCCACTATGCGTTATAGAAGAACGTCCTGTCTCTCTAACTTTATTAGCAAAATCGGTAAGCTCTCTAGCCTTTTGTACGGAAGTTAAAGCTGAATTATTATAAATATCTGAAGCTGTATTATTACTATAAAGTTCTACTTGTTTTAATGTTTTTTTAGCAAAGTTTTCATCAAGTAATTCATAGTTATGTGTTAGAGCTTCTTGTGAGACAAGACCAGGAGCTATCTGTTCTTTAGCAGCATATAGTCCTGCAGTAATCATGTCTTCTTCAAACTTTCTTGCTTTTGCAACTTCTGCTGCTGAACCTAAAGCTTTACCGAAAGCTCGTATTCCTGCACTTAATCCAGTAGCACGAGGTGGAGCTACTTGTGCTGCAGTTAAATTACTAGATGGACGGATTAGCTGTGTTTGAACTTGGTCTAAGGGAAACGGATTCTGTGCCATTTATTCTGGTATTCCCATAAGTCTTTTATCAGTAGTTTGTGCAAAATAAGATCTGTCTTTTGCTGAGACTCGATATTCAGAACTTTTAAAAGGTTTAGCTGTACTACCACCACTTGGAGGTTTTTTACCCTCATCATCAAATTTACGACCTTTAGCCCATGTAGATCCTATTTGTCCTGCATTACCTGCAATAGAGAGGGCTAAACCTGTAGCACTAGGAATACCTCTTATAGCATTATAAGCTTTATTATTTGCACTCTGAGTTGCCAGAGCAGCATTATTTCTTTCCATTGCTAGATTTCTTAATCTTATTTCATAGTTAAAATCTTTTCTATGAAGAGCACTGTATCCCTGTCTCTGTATATTCAACAATATACTATCTGCAGATCCTCCAGATTTTAAATTGCTCCCCTGAAAAGCCATAAGCTCTGCTGCTTTTCTTCTAACTTGTTTTTGTAATTCAAATTTATCTAAAGAATGCTTTTGAAAATCAAGCTGTTCTTGTTCATTTAAGTTACTATACTTATTATAAAGTAAGTTATTGTTTATAGCTGTTTGTGTTCTGTACTGGATATAACTTTGCTGAGCTGCAATATTAGCATCATTGTAATCATTGATATCTGCTAAAGCGTTAGCACCAATGGTATAGAGAGCTAAATAAGTATCTAATTCAGGCATTAACTAGCTATCCTTGCAAACTCATAGAATTTCACATTATTAATCATTCTTTCTCCTAGTATCTTAAAGCCACACCACCTGATCCATCTAAGATGTACTTCATTTCGACTATCAATTACATTAAATAAGTGTGGGTAGACTCTATTCATTTCTTCTACTTCACTCCTGCTTTTTTTTAAGAATGGTCTAGCAATTTTTAGTAGGCCTTTACTCCCTAACATCCAAACTGAAGCACTGGTCTTATTCACTGGCACAGTCCCATACATACCTACAACTCCACCATAACGATCTATGATTGATCTACAATGACTGCCAGTTAAATAACCTATTAGCAAAGCTTGTTCAGGAGTATGACCAGAGACATCTCTTACTTCTCTTACATCTTCATACCTCATTACAGGAGCAAGCTCACAAATATCGTGGAGTATGCTCTTGCGGTGATACGGTTTCACTTTTTAAACTCCTGGTCTTCTTGATGTCCTTACTACATGGTTTCCTTCCCAATCAGCTCCAGTAAATGCACAGGGAAGATACGAGTCAGATATAAGTTCTACCTTTAAATCTTTAGCATCAGCCATAATCATCTTCTTGAACTCACCTGTCTCAAAAGGTATTGTACCTATCTTATTTAGAGGTGATCCCAATATTCTACCAGTAAACGTATAGCTAAATGCTGATCTCCCTGGAGCTGTTATTTGCATAGTAAAGAAGCCGCTATTAAAATAATCTACATTAAACTTACGAATCTTTAGAACACCGCCAGCTAAACTGGAAGTTCTGCCAGCTACTGTAGCCTTAATAGTAGGCTCAGTAAACTCATATTTAAACTGATATTCTTTTCCTATAAAACAGGTTCCTGATGAGTGGTCTCCAGTGGCAGTAAGAGTTGTAGGAGTGGTTTGAGATACTCCTTGTACTTGTCCACCTTCTTTACCGCTAAAACTAGGACCAAAGACTACTCTAAAAGTAGAACCAAAATCATCAGGATATGGCAAAGTCCAACTAGTTGTATCCGCACCACTGTTATATACTCCTGTAAGTTCTGTTAATCTATCTAGGTGTACCTTAAAAGGAAGCTGAGAAGTACTCTCAGTTAATCCTACAAGATTAGCATCCTGTAAGGACATTTTATCTAAGTAGGTTCCATCTGGTCTAACAATAATAAAATATGCTATAGAATCAAAGATGTGCATACCTATGACTTTTTCTTCAGCTTTAAACTGCCACTTAGACCATGAGCTTAACTTCTTTTCGCCTCTTTGGAATAAGAATTTATATGGATATATTTCATTTAGGTTTTCATCTGATAGTACAAATAGAAAGTCAGAATGTTTAACAATCTCATAACCCTTACCTTTGATATAACTTGGTATATGGTTAGTAATCTCTTCTGCTGTCTCTTCCTGTAAATCTTCTACTATACCAAACTCTCTTAATATAGTAAAGCCGTCATTCTCATTAGCAAAGTATATCTTTCTACCATTTACTACAGGTCTAATAAGAGGATCACTTTCATATTCTGTGAGTAGAGACAGTTTAGCATTAGATGGTGTGAGTCCACCAGCAGCAAACTCAGTCAATTTAAACTGTCCAAAGTCAGAGAATAGGAATAAGTTTTCATTGAAAGCTATAGCATTCTTTAGGATACTTACTTGGTTACTAGGAGAAGCCAGATCAATAAGGTCAGTATCTAGTAGATCTGTAGCTGTAGTAGTATAAAAATTAAAGAACTGTCCTAGTTCAGATAGTATAATATTTTCACCAGACAGAAAACCAAACCTATTCTTATGAAAGAACATGTCATTAAGAGTCTGGCCTACAAAACTAGGATCAGGAGCAGTTTCTTCATCTCCAGCTACTCTGTCAGTCCACGTTATTTCACTTAGACTAAATACAGATTCTCCAAAATCAGAAGAGAAAGAGGCTTCCCAAGGATCTTCAGAAGTCTTTATAAGCTGTAAAGGAAGTGTAGAACTATTTAGGGAGTTATCTAAACCTGGTTCTACAGTCTCTGTCCATTCACCTATATCTTCATCTGACTGGTTAGTATGTTTTAACCAGTAGTCATCAGCAGAATCTCCAGGATCTCCAGTAATTTTAATTATAAAACCGTCTTTAGTACGCTTAGGAAGATCAGTAAAGTCTGATACACTATCTTTAATAGCTATGAGATTAGCTTCAGGAGCCTGAACGTGTAGTGTAAAATCAGCTCCGTCTACTCTAGTCAGGTGTACGTTACTCTGCTCAAACTTAGTAACAGTAAAAGCTCCAGTACCTGCAGATCCTACTAGATTATCTATAATAGTATATATGGAATCTAGTTGTGTATTTGCATCATTTGAACTAGTACCCGTAGCTGTATTAACACCATCTATAGTAACTATAGGGCTAACAGCATTAGAAGCTTGCTTGAGAAATATGATTCCTTCTTTAACTCTAGCAGTTGTTGTAGATCCACTCTTAGTTACTGTAGTACCCTTATTCAACATAAAGGTATAATCAGCCACTGTAAAAGACTTTAGGTTATCTCTAGCATCACTGGTAGTTATATAAGATAAAGGACTTCCAGTAGCTCCTGAGACGCTCTGAGAGGCTCCTGAAAGGTCTGTAACTTCAACCTGAGTACCAGTATAGTCTGAAGAAAAGTCTGAAGAGAATTGATCTGAGGACGTTACAACGGTATACCTCTCTGTACTACTTCTATTAATCCAGTGGACATGAGCATCAGTATCCGTCTTATTACTTACCTTAGCTACATGCTCTAATGGAGGTCTTTTCTTTAATCCTTCAGCTACTGTAGCTAGTCCATTAATCTGTTCTTCACATTGAGATGCTAAACGTATACTAGGAGGTTGCTGTGATACACCATTAATTAGGTTAGATATTTGTTCTGATATTAATGCCATTGATTACCATAATTTCCTATATACTTTAGTAGTGTTCTGCATATCCAAAGTACCCCACCCTATATTATATCCTGATCGTTCACCCTCATCATCCATCAGGTCAGCATAAGCTTCTACCTCTTCTTGTCTATTAACAGTCTCTGCAGCAACCTGTCCCACCACTTCTGATTGAAAAATTCTCGAAGCCTTAGTCGTAATATACTGCCTTGCAGTTTGAGGTAAATCTTCAAAATCAAGAAGCTTAATGACCACCGCATCCGTAATAGAGCTAGACCAAGTAAACGTGTTGTTATCCAAGTCATAAACAAACATACTCCCTGATCTACCCCTCATTGTGAGTAGCTTTGTAGGTGAATATACTGACATAACATTGTTACCTACTGGCAGTCTATTATCACTATCTAAAGTTAAAGTCACATCCCACTCAGTATTAAAATGCCAACCCTTTTGCTGTACCTCTCTATTAACATCTGAGAGGATATTCTTGGCTGTTGTAACATCTACTGTAGTTACATTTTCAAGTGTAGATACTGCAGATTCACCAATCGCTCTAAGCATTGCATTGACTGCTTCAAGCTCTGAGGAGAGTACTAAACTAAAGTGTGACATTTAAGTTACCAGAGAGTGGGCTGTTAGTTGAGCCATACGACAAGTAAGGTTATCAGTAGAATCTACATTACCAATAAAGATATTAAGATAATCATTGGTAGCCATACTAGCAAACCCTGAGACTGACATAGGAACAGAATTAACTGTAGTAGCTGGAGAGAATCCACCTATCTTAGCACCAGTTACTATAGTTCCACCTTTAGTTACTGCCATAACTACTTCTTTATCCACAATGGCAGTATCAATTTCAATCATAACTGATGCAGTAAAGAAAACATTGGCAGTTGGAGTACCTGTATATCTTAGCTGACCATCAGTATTCATATCAAATTCGTTAGCTGTAGGAGCTGTAGACAGTGTAAAAGTACCTGCAGTTTCTACCGCTACCATGTTAGTTAAACTGCTGGGTGTAACATTAGCTTGTCCACTAATCGTAGTACTAGATGCAGTACTTAGATAAATGCTACCTTGTTTAACCTGACAGGTTTCTATGAAATCCCTTAAGTCCTGTGGGGTTATACTTCCTGCAGCTTGACTGTCTTGAAATAAGTTAGTGACTAAATCACTGACAGTTCTGCTTGTATCAACCACTTGTTTTCTCCATTATTATAAGAATTAAAGTGGGAGCCTAAGTTACCCTAAGCTCCCACCTCTAATCAACTTTCTGTTACAGTCGTACCAGAACCTGAGCCCTGTACCGACATACTGAACCCACAAGTAGCAGCTACAGCAGTAGAATGAGCTTTACCAGCTAGTCTTACCATAGCCTTAGCAGGAACAACAAAAGGAACATTCCCTGGAAATGAGAAGGAACCCATATTGTTAGAGTTACCACCAGTAGCAGCAACTACATCATTGTCGTTCTCTACTACTGTTACCTTAGCAACAGTTCGCCAAGTCTCTGAGTTAGCTACACCAGAAGACTCAGCATGAGCCACCTGAAGAGCAATCTCAGCCGTACCTTGACCAGCAGCCACAGCATCTACATCATACCAGAAGCCATGAATGTAGCCAGTATGACCAGCAGGAATTTTCCAAGTACAGTTTCCTGACTCTTTAGATCCTGCATCAATGACAGCGTGTACTCCACCACCAGTTACATCAGCGATAGTGATAGCACCAGCAGCAGCCAAACCAGTACCAGAGGTTGTAACTTCAGCCTTCTGGATAAAGGAGATATTCTGCTCAGTCATTTCAACTTCAGATGTACCATTCATCGTGATGACTTCAGTTGCCTGATTGAAACTATCATCAAGATATGTTACAGTGACAGACGTAGCTCCAGTAGAACCATCGTCATCTGCTGCACTAGCAGAGACTACATCAATGTCTGCACCAGCAATAATAGGAAGTACCTGGTCTGCATCAGTATTAGAAATCGTCTCGAAAGACGTACCAATAGTAGCATTATCAGCATAGGGCTGAACAAGAGTTACGTTAGTAACCGTGTTAGCAGCCGTAGCTAAGGATTGGATATTAGCAATATCAACCATAATCTAATCTCCTTTCCTTAAGAGGTTTTGAATTCTACGCAGCCTTCAGGACGGATGAAGCCATGCCCCATTGCGTACTTAGCTACGATGATCCAACCTTGGTTTTTAATAGCATACTCAGTTTCTACTGCAAGATTCAACAGCTTAACTGTAGCCACAGAAGACTTGTGCATTACGAGTGCTTTAGTCGTACTGAAGTTACCATCATGCGTTGTAACTTGAGAGGAACTGATATTAGTAATAGGTAGATTGTTGGTCTTCACAATATGAATACCAGCAACCTTCATAACTTCACCTTCAGCATACACTCCACGTCCACCCCAGTCTCTATTAATCAAGTCTGTAGTTTCTGCCATGAGGTAATACTGAGCAGGACGAACATACATATACCTATCATTCTCTGGTACATTGTTTTCGTCAAGCTGTTCAGCAGCATCAAACAAACCGCTACCAAGAGTAGAGCCTGAAGTTCCATAAGAAGCATTAGTCAACACTGATCCACCATTACCACTTGTAATAAGCGTAGATGAACGTGCTCCTAAAACTCCCTGCTGAAGAACATTCTGATCCCATTGTGTACCAAGAGCAATACCTGCCTCTTTAGCATAGATGGAGCGAACCTCAAAGTGAGACATAGCTTCATCAAGGTTGTTTACAAAGTGATCTGCAATCAGCAAACCATCAATGGAAATTACCTTTTCATTCTTGTGGATGATTGTACCATCCAGTTCAATACCAGTTGTACCTGTATTGCCAGAACCATTGATATAAGCATATTCCGTAGCAGCAGTTTTCCAAACCAATGGGAACTGAGCACTAATACCTGAACTGATACTACGGACAACGTGCTTATCCATAGTTACAGATGCTTGTTCAAAGGCCGTTAACACTTCACCAGCATAGACTTTTAGAAACAGTGCAGAAGAATCTCCGGCACTGTTAGCCTGACCAGTTCGTGTCATAGTCAATACAGGAGCAGTTGTATCCGTAACGGACATAATAAACTCCTTGTTAAATTAAAAAAAGTACCTAACAGTAATTGCTACATTCTTTCTTTAATTTTCAACTAGGAGTTATCAACCGCAGTTGGCTCCTGTCTACTACTTAAATACTTTATAGCGTCCCTACCCTAAGAGGATAAGGAGAATCATAACCTTCCTTGTGAGAAGATATCTGATTGATCTAATTTAGACAATACATCTTGTCTATAAGCTGTATCATATTCATACCTTGGGTCTTTCATAGCGGCTACTACTTCAGCATTAGACCTGAAGACTTCTCCTCTTCCTTCAGGTTGTGCCTGTCTTCCACTATAAGTATTCCCTTCTTGACCCTGAATATTCTGATAGTCAGCTCTTAGTCCTTTAGCAGCTAACATAGCAGCATCTACACTACCTGAGTTAACTGCATTATCATAAGCTTGTATCTGTTCTTGGGTATAGTTATTCTTAGCCCACTCTACCATGCTAGAGTATTCAGCATCTCCACCTACAGAGTTCTTTACACTATCCCCTATCTGTTGTCCTAATGCCTTTTGTCCTGCAATATAATTATTAGCATACTCTCTAGAGATACCAGCTTTCTCTAGGTCTTGATAACTCTTATCTGATAGTTCACCGTTAGTTGTGTATTCTTGAGTTAGAGCAGTCATATCTATCTGACCTTCAGCTATCTGTGGTTCTTGTGGGATACTTAGATCCTCTTGAACAGCAGCTTCAGGCGAATGAAACTTCTTCTCTAACTCATCATAGCTTTGCTTTAACTTGTCATAATCCCCACCAAACTTATCATCTACTATCTCAGGTCTATCGGTAGGAACTTCTTGTGAATCAACCAAGTTTAACATCTCTTGGTTATGTTCGTCTACACCTGTTTGATCTATTGGGTCATTACTAACTACCAGTTGGTCTGCCATATCGTTCTCCATAAGTTTCTTTTATTGTTCCATTACGTATCAGTATCTTAGTGTAAGTGGAAGGTAGAGCCCCTGGAGTTCTTTGTTCTTTCTTTTGCTCTATAATCTTATTAACTACCTCTACATTTTTAAGTTCAGCTTTACTTGTAATAGAACGAGTTCGTTTATCTTTTGCTTTAACCTTTTCTTTTTCTTCTGTATTTTTAGTTCTGGACATTCTGTGCCTGTGCTCCTTGTTTCATCATTTCTCCACCCTGAGTCACGGCATTAGGTATACCAGCTTTAACCATCTCAGCCTGTTGTTGCTGTTGTTGTTGTGCTTGCTGTTCCTGTTGCACCTGCTCTTGTGGTTTTATTAGTCCCTTCATGTCAATACCAAAGCCTACTCCCAGTCTCTTTAGAACATCTGAGACATTAGTATAAGTAATCACAGCTTCTGGACCTACTACCTGAGCAGCAGTCTGTAAGAAGGTTGCTAGTTTATTAGCATCATTACCTCTACCTAACGCTTCAAAGCCTGTAACAATGATAGGTTCTACAGTTCCTTTAGGTAACTGTGGTAGTTTCTTTTGTTTCTCTAGGCTGTTGATTATACGTTTAGCTAATGGTAACTGTAACTCATGTGAGAGTAAACTATAAATACCTCCTAGTGACGTTTCTAACTCGTTTGCCAAGAATCTGATTTCCTCTGCTGTAACCCTTTCTGCGTCTCTTTGGACAGCTTGGTTTAACAGGAATGCTGCTGCTAGTCTACGCTCTACAGACTCTAGGGTTTCTCTTGCTACCCTGAAGTCATTAAATTTCTCCATCTGTAGAACAGATACATCATCAGCCGTTCCCTGCCTTACCGCTAGGTTAGGAGCTTGGGATATTGTTTTTAACTTGGTTGTCCCGTTAGGACGTACTAGGAATATAGCTCTTGCTGCAGCGGCAGAACCCTCTAGGATAGCTTTAGATAATCCTTCAAGAGCTTTAAGATCACCAAGGTATTCTTCTACAAAACCTCTACCATAGTCCTCTCCATCTATCCTACTAAACCTGAGAGCAATGTATGGAGACTTTTCTTCTGGTAAGTCTGAGGAAGTATTAGGGATAACATGATCCCCTACCTCTTGGTGTACCTTAACTCTACCACCTGTGTTTTTTATTACTGTGTATAAATCTAATTCTTTTTCATCACCACTAGCTCCACTCCCAGTTTCTTTAGGAGGAGCTTGTTTAAAGATGTCCATGTATAACTCACGGCTCATCTCTTCTTTAATTATAATCTCTAATACTTTACCTTGAGGATCTCTTCTACAAGCAAACTGGTCTAAGTGAAATACTCTTACCTTATTGTCTTTTCCTATATGTAGTATTACATTACCTGTGATAATAAGATGCCTAAGAGCTTCATGTATAGGAACACGCATAGCCTGAGCTTCTACTTCATCAGTTACTGCACGTTCCATAGAGTTAAGCCCCTCTTCTACTGGAGCTCTCTGTGCCTGTAGTTCTTCCAAAGTAAAGTCATCTATCTGAAACTTAAGGAAGGGAGAATTGGGAGGGAAGAGTGTCAATAAAAGTTTTGCTGCTAAATTATTTACTCCTCTAGCTCCTATACTTTGGAAAGGTGTAGGAAGCTCTTGGTTCTGTGCTCCATTTCGAGGTAAGATATAGGGGATTGTTAGTTCTGCTCCATCCCAAGCTCTATTTAAGAAGCACTGTCTGTCCTTACTTAGTGTACTATATCTTTTAGATGCTGATTCTTTAAGCAAATTGTAATCCCTCTGAAGCAAATGATGACGTGTCTATACTAAGATCAGATACGTCTTCCTGTGTTAGTTTACGTTTCTTAGCCCTACGAACAGACTCAGCTAAACTGTAGGCTGCTTGTTTACCACCAGAACCTGTAACCGTTAATGGTTGACTGTTGTACTGTTGTTGTTGTTGTTGTTGGTAAGCGTTGTAATACTCAGGTGTGCCAGGAGTTAATTGAGCACCTAATGTAGTAGTCGCTGCTGTTGTTATGCCAAAACCAGCATTAATAGCCTGTTGTCCTTCAAAAAATCCACCCACACTTCCTAACTGTTGTAGAGCTCCTGGATCAGCTTGAGAAGATAAAAGTCCTTCCGATCCACCAGCTATTCCAGCAGTAACTCCACCAAGAATACCACCTGTTAAAGCTGCTCTACCTATATTTCCTCCAGTAGCTCCTGCCATTAAAGAACTACTAGCTGCACCAAAAGCGGCACCAGCAGCCGCCCCCGACCAACCTCCTGCCAAAATATAAGGGGCTGCATAATAACCACCTACTGCTATAGTAACTATAGCTAAACCAGTATCAATACTTCTATTACCAGTAGCACACATAGTCTAACCTATGTTCAAACCAGTAGGACCACCAGAAGTTCTAAACTGTGTTTTACCTCTACGTCTTCCTTTACTCCTACCCTTAGCTTTAGCTTCACCAGTTTTCTTAGTAGAGACTTCAGCAATTGGAGCCGGAGGACTTGGAGGTGGAGGTGGGGGAGGTGGAGGTGGAGGGGGTGGTGGTGGTGATCCTCCACACATAAGTATTGTTGATAGTAACCCTAGCATCCCCTAATCCTCCTATTTTTTATTTCATATTAACAGTTACCTGATGGTCTCCACCAGTTACTGCCCTCCTATTAAGTTCTTTCTGTCTATCAGTGAGCCAGTCTACTACAT